AATCAATTGATCACAAACTGGGCAACAATCATTTGTTTCAAAGAACTTCGCATCCTTTACAACCTTTTTAATGTTCGTGGTTATTCGAATCTTATATTCGTTAAGTGACGATTGTTTATCAGTTGCGGCATTTTTACAGTTCAAACATTCTGGTTCGTCTGAATTATATTTTTCTTGTAGTTCCTCATTACGTGATTCAAGTAGATCAACCTCTGTTTGCATCGTATCGATCTGTTTAAGTGCCTTTGTAGATTGCTGAATATCGATATTCTTTAGATCATTAATGTGCTTCTTCTGTAGAGCGATCTGTTCTTTAATAATATTGAGCTGTTGATCAGTGTCAAGTATATCACTCTTTGTCTTTGAGTATCTATCTTTGACTAGCATATTCATCTTCGTAAACACACCAATGTCAAGTAGATCTTCAATAACATTTCTTCGTTGGTGCGAAGGAAGCTGCATGAATGGAATAAAGTTAGATGAACCTAGAACAACAACTTGATGAAATGATTTATGATTTAACTTGAGGATATTTGTTTCTAAGACCTTTTGGTAATCGCGACTATGTGACTCTTGATTAAGAAGATTGCCGTTATGATATATCTCAAATATGTTTGGCTTCATACCACGTACAACACGATACGAATTTGGACCAATCGAGAACTTTACTTCAACCAATAACTTTTTATTATTGATACTATTAATAAGTTGTGGTCTATTGATATTACGATGAGGCTTACCAAACAATGCATACGATATAGCATCTAGCATCGTAGACTTACCAGCACCATTCGATCCAACAACAAGAGTTGCAGAGTCTTTATTTAATGGTATAACAGTAGGTGTATTACCAGTTGAAAGAAAATTCTGGTATGATATAGATTCAAATATAAGCATTATATAGATTCGAGCTGTTGTGCTTCTACAAATAGTTCTTGTAACATTGTTTTTAATCTGTTAGTCTCAAGATCTGTTTCTATAGAATCGACATAAGTATTAAGTAATGTAGGTGTGTCAAGTGTAGATACTGTATTGTCATCGACATTTTCTCCGGCGTATTCGTCGAAGGTTTCAACAATCTTAATTTCAAACGGTTCATAAGATTGGATGCGGTCAATAAATTTATCGAATTCATATAAGTCTTTCTTTGCAACTACTACTACTTTGACGTATGTTCCTTGTACGTCTTCTTTTGTTATTGTTTCTGTCTCTGTATCATTATACCTTATTCTGCGAAAAAGTACATGCTTATTTCTTATCGGTGTTAACTCTCGTGTTTGAGTGTCAAGTGTATAAAAGTATTTAGGATCTCCAGCATCTGACCACGTCAACTCCATCTGTGTTCCAAGATAGTGTATATTGTTTTGGCAGGAACGAGTATGGTAATGACCCGATAGAACCATTTCATAACGAGCAAATAAACTTCTATTCAATCCATGTGAAGCAACAGGCAAACCTTTACCCATTTCAAATCCTTGTAACTCGAGGTGTGATGCTATAATAGACGATTTAGATTTCGCTATAAAGTCCATACACTCGTCATGATTATCTTGAGTTATCCATGGAAGGAAGCCAATACTTAATCCATCAAACTCCTTATCATTCGGATGCATATGGATATTAATGCGATCAGAGTATTGTTTCAGTATTGTTTCGAGAGAATTAAGTGTATTCGTATTCTTCCAATATACATCATGATTCCCTGGAATAATATCCATTGTCATATCATACTCGTATAGCTTTGATACGAAGCACTCATAAGAATGCTTTAACACCTTATAGTTAACGTATTTACGATGGTCAAAGAAATCACCCAAATGAATAATTTGCTTTATATCATTCTCTACACAATATGGAAAGAATACCTCATCAAAGAACTTCGAGGCATAGTCCATGAATATAGCCGACCCATTCTTAACACCAAAGTGGGTGTCATTTAAAACAGCAAGTTTGCTCATATATAATACTAAAAGAAAAGTTCTATACCGCTTGGTTTATCTATTTTCTTACTTTTCTTTTTAAACTCTTTAAGAGCTAAATCTTTATCCTTAATAGATTGATTTTTTGCACGAATAGAACCAATGATATTATCTGATTGTGGAGTAGGCATTTCAGAATCAAAGTCAGCGAAAGCATCTGCACCTGCATAGGCGATGTATCGTTCTTTAATATCTTGTTGTTTCTTTTCTTTTGCGATCCTTCGAAGAAAGGCATAATATGATATCTGAGTAAAGTATGCAAACGCGTTAGGTAATCCTGTGCGAGTTGCTTTCTCAACGTTGTAATTCATAATAGCTTTGATACAATTTTCTACTGCATCCATTACCATTTCTTCTCTGTATGTATATCCAATAAAGTTTGGTTTATGGGATAGACCGTCACTTATCTTTAAAAAGCATCTACCGATATAATCAGTAATTACTGGTTCTTCTTTTCCTGCTGCACGAGATTCATTAACATTGTTAACATAATCGACGACTGCTTGGGAAAATTCTTTATTATTGACATAGTGCTCTTTGGCACGACGTACTCTCTTAGCTGGTTTTTTAGCTGGTTCTTCTTCTTTCATAATGTATATTATACTCTATTTAATCACATATGTAAATAACTATTTTTAAGGTTTACTTATTTCATAAAAAACGTTATAATAGGTTTATTCAACCAAAAGAGAGCTTCAGTTAGCTTTCCAATCCCATCGTGATTCTTTCGGCTTATGCAGTTTATTAAAGAAGTCATATGTTGAATCTAGATTATCAAATTCATCGTTAGGATCTTGATCTACTTCTTGATTAATCTCCTCTTCTTCTAGCTTCTGTATATTATTAATAAGTTTATCATAAGCGATATATTTTAAATAGTATTTAGATATCACGTTTGGAACTTCGGTTCGACATATTATGTTTGCTGAGTTAAGTTCAACTACGCCATCAGTTTCAACGATTATCCATGGTTTAAGGCGCATACCTCCTTTATCCTTAATCATTTCAAGTGGATTTGCTACGAAGATAGATCCAGTATCCTTATCGATATCTAACTCTTCAGCTACTATATAGCTACTATCAGATAGTTTGTATGTTGCTAGATTCTCTGAAAAAATATCGTCGTAAAAGTCATTCATTATGGTATGTTTACTGGGTGAATATTGTAGTTAAAACCTTCTTTAGCATATATCTTAATTCTATTTATAGCATGGTTGTGCGTATAGTTCTTATGTTTTTTCCAACAAAGGTCATCTGCCAAGTCATAAACAATCGTCTCTTGTCCTGAATCAGACTTTCTCAAGCCTCTTCCAATGGACTGTAGGACTCGGATCTGTGACTTGGTTGGAGCAGCAAATACAATATTATGTAAATTCTTAACGTTAATACCTGTACTAAATGTTCCTACACTCGCTACAATAATAGCACCAGTTTCTTTTTCAGTAAGTTCGCGTATACGTTCTCGCTCCTCAGCGTTCACTTCACCTGATACAAAGAAGACACTTCGTCCCTTTGCCTTCTTACTTATCATATTATAAAGGACTTTCCCGTGTTTGTTTACAAGGTTATATAAAACAAGAGTGTTCCCGCTCTGATCTAATGTAAGGTTTGTAATAAACTTATTACGAGATTCATTTAAAACAATAAAGTTAATCTCATCCTGATATTTTGCACGAGCCATCATCTTTCTAACTTCGTCTGAGTACTTAAGTACCAATGCTTCAATAGTCAGATCTGCAAGAGTCTTTGAATCAATCAGTGTTTTCGTAGTGGTTACTTGGTATGTTGGACCAAAGCTTCCTTCGAGAACGAGTTCGTTTACTTTACCACCATCGAGAGTACCAGTTGTGCCTATTCGGAAATATGCTTGATTTAATCGATTCATTATAGTGGTTAAACTCTTTGCTTTAAAGGTGTGTGCTTCGTCACCTACAATCATTCCATAAGATCTGAACCAATCAAGAGGTAGTTTAATTGCACTCTGCCATGTGGTGATCACAATGCTTGATTCGATGTTGTGCTTTTCTTTTCCTGAATATATCTTATGTACATCTTCGTCTACATCAAATTCATCATCAGATTCAGAGTAATCTGCAAAATCTTTCGTCATTTGTTCAACTAAAGATGTAGTAGGAACTACGATTAGCACCTTCTTATCCATATCTTTGCTTAAGAAATATCGTGATAGCATGTATATAATAAGAGATTTACCAGATCCAGTCGGTGATAATAGAATAGCTCTCTGTGATTTCGTAGCCTTTTTAAATGCGTCAACCTGATAGTCACGCGCTTCAATCTTTTCACCATTCAATGACAACGGTAAAGATCCAATAAACTCATCTAACTCTTCGTCAGTAGCACTTAATGTTGGTTTTATTTTAGGATCTACTATAGTTTTATACTTACGTGCTCGAGCAAACTCATCTACTCTGCCTAAAAGCCCAAACGGAATTTGTTGCGAACGCATATCAAATAGTCTAAGCTTTCCATCCCACATTTTATTACGATATGCAGGCATGAACTTATATCCCTCAACGAAGAACGTAAAGTATTCACTCAGCTCTCTTAGTAGTCCAGAATCTTCAGACTCTATAACTAAGTGGGCTTCGTCTTTTTTCCTAATATTAATCATTATACACCAGAAGTAAACTTCTTGAAATCTAAGATATTCTTTATGTGACCATGTCTCCACCGAATATTGTTCATGATTTCTTCAAGAGTTTCTACTACTGCTTTTTGGTATTCGATCTTACTCGTTATTCGAACTATATCTTCGTCAGTCTTATAGTACATGTCCATATCTGACTTCAGTGGTTTAGTCATACCATCAAATGGATCATACTTCCAAGATCGTTCATCAATTTGCTCCTTTGACATTTTACCATTATAGTAAAGCCACTTCTCTTTACGAACTTTATCTAGCTCCATTTCATTTCTCTTTAATTGAAGCTTTGCTAAAGAAAAAAGTTCAAGGTATTTAGAATGCAATTTAGCAGACTTTACCGTTTCTGAATCAAGGTTAAGATCATCAATCTTAACGTCTTCACCCCACATTTTTAGTATATCATCAAGTATCATAGTATAGAATTATTTATAGTTTAAATTTTATCGAATTATTTCAAAGCGATCATATCTGATAGTTACTGTACTTTGTAAGTATTCAATTGTATCAACTTGAGTACTGAACTCAACTCCTCCTAAAGAGGTTGGCATTGCGCCAATAAACCTAATTTGTTTATTTAAATTGTTATGGCTTGTTAAGATTGACAATATAAGATCGTATTTTGTCGGAACATTTTCCTCAGCATTTGATTGAATCCAATCGAATACTTCGTTATAGTTTTTCATATCTTCGTCAAGCACAAATGTCATATCAAGAGGATCATATACAACCTGATCACCTGGAGCAAACCCCTGGTAATTCCTAAAATCAGTTGCCACTTCTGATAAAGAAACTGTTGGAAGACTGACAGCGCTAATGAAGTATTCTAAATTCGAAAATTTAGGTGATTCAATTGTTACTCTAAACCCTGTAGGGGAGAGCATATTAAAGTTATCTGTTAGTTGTGTCATACATGTATTTATACAAAAAAAGTGGAGGCCCCGAAAGACCTCCACTTAAGAAGTTTAAATACTTACTAAGTATTATACCTCACCTACGTTGATAGAACA